TGAAACAAAATGTTTTAGATATGGTTTTCTTTTGTTCTGGTGGTAAAACTATGAGAAGACCTTATGTATCTTCAAGTAATTATATTTTAAAAAATAGTAATTATTCTAAAGATGAATGGTGTGATGAATGGGATAATTTATATCAAAGTTTTATTAAACGAAATAAAACTAAATTACAAAAATATAAATATTATTTCAAAGGTATAAAAAATTGAAAAATAATATTTAAAAAATATTAATTTAACTAAAAATACAAATGAGAAAAATTTGCAAAGTTTTTATTATTGAAAATTATGATTTTAAAAATGATATGGACAAAGCTTTAGAAATTGCAAATAATGAAGGATTGCATGGCGACATATTATGTGGAACTGATTATCACATGCATTCAACATCTATTATTTATAAACAAAATAATGAAATAAAAATTATTAAATCTTTAGATTTAGATGAATTTCCAAAAACTGTTAATAAAATACCAATTGAAATTTCAAAATATATTAAAAAACCTGAAGTGTTTTATAAAAATTTATTAGATGAATTTAAAAGTTTTAAAAAACAAGAAACTTTTATTTCAAATGTTAAATTATGTGATACACATCAAAAATTTATATCAAAATATACTTTTTTTGATATTGAAAATTATAATTATTCTATTGATGATGAAAATTTATGGCAAAGAAATAAAACAGAATATTACGACTTAAAATGTTTTAATTATAAAAAGTAAATTATTATTTCAAAAGTATATAAATATTTAATTAAAAATTCTAATAATATTATCAATTTCATTATTACAAATTGGACATTTTTTATTTATATTTTTAGAACAAGTTCCACATAAACATAAATGACCACAAGGAACACAAGCATAATTTTTTTTATTTGTTAAACAAACATCACATCGTGTTTCTATATCATCTGTTATTTCAAAAGGACTAATTGCTCTTTTATTATTTAATTCTTTTAATTCTTCATTATAACTATAATAACTTTCTTCATCATCATGGTCATCACTATAATAACTATATTCATCAATTTTAAAATAATTATAGCAATCAATACAATGATATGTTGTATCAAAATCACTATATCCTTCTGTAATTTTTATACAATTATTACAATAATATTTTCCATCTAAACAATTTTCACAATTACTAAGATTGTGAAAATTAAATTCAGTTATATTTTCACATTCAGAACAATAAAAATTCATTTTATAGTTAAAATTCATTGTTCTTAAATTTATTTTATATCTAAGATTTTTTAATATTTCATTTGTAATAAGTATATTTTTATATTCATCATAAAATTTTTTATTATAATCAACATAACAATTTTCACAATAATTTAAATTATAATTATACTCACAAGTATTACTAATACATTCATAACATTCTCTTTTCCAACATTTCATTTCAGTTTTTTTAACACATTTATTGCATAATATATCATTGCAATCTAAACATTTATTTATTTTTTTACAATTAATAATTTTTAAACATTTAAAACATTCAATTTTAATATTTGATTTTTTAAATTTTGTATATGAAAATTTTTTATGTTCTTTAATATTATTAAATATTTCTTTTGTAATAATAGTATTCTTATATTTTGTTAAAAATAAATTAAAATCATTTACAAATATTTTTTCAAATCTATCTGATATTTTTTTATCACAATTATTACAATAATAAATATTTTTATTTAATATTGAATGGAAAAAATGTTTAAAAATATTATCATTAGTATCTTCTAAATAATTTTCAGTATCATCGTCACATATGGAACATATATTTTCATTGGTTAATAAATTTTTATTTTTTGTATTATGGTTGCAATTTTTTATATTACAACATTTTTTACAATAATTTAAAATGCAATTATTACTACCATTTTTATTACAAGAACATTTAGTATTAATTTCCATTTTAATTTATTTATAATTTTATTTTTAATAATAATCAATTTTTTTAATTGTTTAAATATAACAAAGTCCATATCACTATTTGGTTCATATTGTTGTAATTTATTATTACTATTAATATAATAAAAATAATCATAACGATTGTTATCATTTTGTATATAAATATAACAATTCATAGTTATACAAGCTTTAGTATTTGTTTCTAAATTTTTAAAATTAGATATATCAAAGGGTTTTAATTCATTTTTATCAGGACATAAAAAGGATATAATTTAACAATTTTCTTTATAATCATTACAATTAAACATTTATACAATTCATTTATATTTAAATATAACAATAATATTTATATGGATGATCAATATTATTGTTATATTTTACGTTCATTAAATAGTAATCATTTAAATAAAACATATAATGGTTCAACAAATAATATAAAAAGAAGATTAAAACAACACAATGGTATAATTAGTGGTGGTGCTAAATCAACTAAAGGAAAAGGTGAATGGATCCCATATGTTATTATAGAAGGATTTGAAACACATAACGAAGCTTTAAGTTGTGAATGGAAAATAAAACATCCAACAAATACAAAAAAAAGACCAGGTAAATATAATGGAATTAAAGGAAGAGTTAAATCATTAAATCTATTAATTGGATTAGATAATTGGACAAATAATTCATCAGGATTAATTTCCGGTAAAAAATATACACTTTATATAGAAAATGAATATTTAAATTTAATAGATGTTAGTTTAAAAAAAGATAATTTAATTATAAAAGATATATGTAATTTTTGTATAAATATTTAATTTGTATAAATAAACATATTATTTAATTTATATATTTAATTAAATAATATCCGGATGATTTTTTACCTTCATATTTTTCAATAGTTTTATAAATTAAATCAGAAATAATATAATCATTCTTTGTATAAAAATTTAATGTATTATCCAATGAATGCAATATTACTTTTTTTCTATATTTAGATTTTGATAATTTAATACATTTTTCAAATTCAGTTAATAAACAATTTCCATATCCATAATCACGATATTCTTTATTTACACCACACAATAATATATAATAATTATTTATACTTTTAGACAATGATTTTGCATAAATAATAAATCCAATAATCTCATTTTCATTAAAATAACCATTTATGCAATATACCAATAACTTACTTTTACAATCACTTATTATATTATCTAAATATTCATTGCTTATATTGTTGCAATATTCCTTTATTATATCACTATATTTATATTTATCCTTAATAAACAACATCTATATATTACTATAATATAGATTTTAAATAAAAAAAAATTGAAAAATAACATCTTTCAAAAACATTATTACTTATTCATTATATTCTACAGTATTTAAAGCAAACAATGTCATCTAACAACAAGTTTTCAGAACAAGAGGAATACCAATTAATTAACAAATTAATATTACTAAAATGTATTATTGTTTAATTAATTAAAAAAAATTTTTTTAGAGACCAGTGGAACCAAACCCACCTTCTCCTCTTTCAGTGTTAATATCTAATTCATTAATGTCATTCACAATTTCAACAATAATTGGAATTAAATTAGGAGCACATACTTGTAATATTCTTTGATATTTTTCTATGTTATCATTAATTAATTGTTTATTTACATCAAAAACACCAATAATATTTCCCCTGTAACCTGAATCAATAATTCCAGTGTTATTTGCTAATCTTAATGGAAGTTTTGAGATACTTGAACGAGGATATAAATAATATCCTGTGGGTCTTACTTGTAAATTATTAACTATTATATAATTATAATCTTTAGATACTTTTTTAACTATTTTTGAAGAACATTTAATTTTATGATTAATTTTAACAATATTTAAATTATTTTCTTTATCAAAAATAATTTCTTCTGGATTTAACAAATCAAAACCAGCATCACAATATTCTTTTTCCATTTTTTCATTATGCTCTAAAACTCTTTCATAATAAATATGTTTTAACATAACATCATCACTATCAATAAACATTTTTAATAACATATATTCATCATTGTAAGTAAAATTCATATTTATATTGATTTTTATTATATTAATTTTAATTATGTTAATTTTTCAATTTTTTTATACATAACTATTTCTTATAATTTCATCATTAAAAATATTTAATTTACTATCAATAATAATCTTAGAATTAATCAAAAATTCATCTGATGTTTTTAAAATATTATCATAAACTTTGTAAAAATCATTTTGTTAAAATTATATAATAAGGTATTTCTAAAATTTTTTTATTAAAAATTGAAAATAATAAGATTATTATTAGTAATGATAATAATATGAATTTAAAAGACAAAAAATTACTGATAAAAGTGTATAACATTCTTTATGATTATAATTTAATTAGAAAATTACACATATTAGATTTTAAAAATGTTGATATTTATAAAAATAAAGAATATTTATATTTAATAATAAATATAAATGAAAAATTGTTATGTAAATACAACTTTAATGAAATATTTTGGTCTTTAAAAACAATTAAATATTTTTTAAAAAATTTTGATAAAAGTATTTTCAAAGAATTTAAAAAATTAAATTTATTAGCAGAAATTTGCAGTTTAGAGAATACAAGTGATAAAATCACCAGTATCTAAAATTAAAATTATTTTATAATATAATTTTTTTAAATTTTTAGTTTTAAAAATTGTAGAACATCCTATTTGATTTGGAAATATTAAATTATTATCTTTGTCATAAAAAAATAAATAATATATAAATTTTTTATCTAAATACTTTACTTTAATTTTAATGAAATCAAAATTTTCAAATCCTTTAACTTTTATATAAAAAAAATTATTATTTTTTAATATGGGTTGAATTGTCATACTGGGAAATGCATTTTTAATTTTTTTATTATCATTTAATATATTATGAATTTTATTAGTTCTATTTATTTCCATTTTAAACAATTAAATTATATATATTAAATAATATTTAATGAAAAATATTATGCATAACTATCTTTCATTGGATTAATAATATTAATTAAATTTGGCAATGTCATCACTCTTACTTTACAACAATATCTTTTTAATTTTAATGAATTAATGGCTTCTGTTCTTTTTTTTTCTTTTTCTTCATTGCTTAATTTAAAATCATTATTTATTTTGTCATATTCTTCATT